GACTACACGGATTGGAATGTAAATAAATTCAGCCGCTTTAACTGGCTCAATCGCAATATCAATCCAAAGTTCGTTTCTGTCAATTTTAGCAGGTGTGTTGTTTGTTTCGTCACAGACAACAATGAAGTCATAGATAGCACGTTTGGCTAATAAATCGCCTAAGAAACCATCAAAAACTTGTTTAACGTTGGCTCTTGTTAGTTTATCGTTGGGTTCAAAGATAAACGGACGAGCCAACGGATCAAATCTCTCACGCAAATATGCAAGCAAGCGAGCAACATTAACACGGTCTAATGCGCTGGAGAAACTCTGCAATGTGCGTTGACCAAATACATATAAACCTTGTCCAGGGAAACGTGCAATTGGATTAATACCAACTCTAGTACCGTCTCCATATAATGTATCACGTTGACCATTTGTCAACGATAATGGAATAAATTCACCTTCTTTGTTGATATAACCCACGTTACTTGCGTTAGTTACAACACCACGTGTTAAACCAGCAGGAGCAAACCAAGGATAAGAAACTTGGTCATTGTAGGCCATAGTACGTAGTACAATGTGACTTGCAGGAACAACTACATTGTTACCACTTAAATCTGTAGTAAGACCACTTGGATAATATGCTGCCGCTGAGCTAGAAGAAGTTGTTATACCATCTTCGCCGTTTGTATCAGCATTTTTACCGCTCATCCAGTTGATCAAAGTTTGACCTTGAGGAACTAAACGGAACGGAGTATCAACAACAATGAATGCAGTTTCTTTACGATCCACATTCAATGAAATCATTTCATCTAAAAGTTCTGGATATCCAGGGGCAGCAATTAAAGTGAAATATGTCATTTCTTCACGCAATGATTGACTGCCAGTAACTGCGGCCTGCATGGCACGTACCACTGCTTGACGTTGTGCTTGACGCAACATAAACGGACTGCCGTTTTGTTTATTACCACTATATGTATTCCATACGCCTGTTGTAGCATTAAATTGTTTTACATTACCTGTAGAAACAATAGAATTCCAACACATCATTCCATCTGGGTATAATAACGGATCAGGAGATTGGTCGTCGGCTAAAACTGCGCCGCCGTCGTTTCCTGAATCACTTGGTGTTATTGTCAAATCAGCAAATACTACACCATCAGGAGTTGTTTGATCTGTGATATCGCGAGATACCCAAGTAGAACCATCCCATACATGAATTGCTGGATAGTTTTCAAGATCACTGCTGTCAATCCAAACATCATTGGTATTTGGAACACTTGGAGCGTTAGCATCAATGATAATATCTCCGCTGACTGGTTCCCATTTACCGTTGGCCTTAATATACAAATCTGCTATTAGGTTTGTATTGTACCACAATGTACCATTGGCAGCTTCGCCGGTTGGAGCAGACATGCCGGCTGATTCATTTAACGAGTACCAACCACCATTGTTGTATAAACGTAGTTCAATATTGGCAGTTCCTGATATTGTTTTTGCATAAATTTTACCAGTGGTTAATGATGAACCAAAGGCTGCGGTTGCAACTGCATCGCTGCCTACTACGTCTGTGTAAACTGGTACACTTTGTATTGTCCACGGACTAGTACTAGGCTGTAGTGCAGAATTGTATTTTTTAACTGAAAGTTTTAAACCAGCATTTGGGCTTGTTATTTTAAACCAAACATCACCAATGGCCGTAGCAGTTGGAATATTAAAATGTTCAGCCACAAATACTGTAGGTATTGCAGGGTTTGCTGTTGTGCAAATTTGCCATGCTCCGGAGATCTTTTTATATGTTTGATAATTAACAACTGCTGATGTTGCAACCACTGCATAATCACCATTGCTACCAATGCTAACGTCAGGAACTTGACCTGTGCCATTTAGAGTATCTTCAAGGTCTGTAATAATCAATGGAGTCTTTGCAACCCAGTTACTTTTTCCTGTTGCCGTTGCTTCAAAAATACCCCAACTTGTTTTACTCAAATCGAACCAGTATGTACCGTTGAATGGCTCACCTGTTGGTTCTATATCATTTGGTTCTAATTGTGACAAGTCAATATCAGCTCTTAAAACATAAGCGCGATTAGCAAGTCCTAGATAACTGTAGGCAGCCATTAAACCATATTCACTGGTTTCTGCTCCGTGAATTGGAGTGCCATCCACTGTTTTAAATTTTGGTTGTCCAAATAATTCTACTAGCTCTCGTTGACTAGTTAATAAGTAAGGCATGCCAGCATTCATAGCCTGCGTACCGGCTGCATAACCTGTACCACTTACGTTTGTTTTGTTTGATTCTGTTGCTAAAATAATTAGTGGAACTGTGCCTTGTCCAGCACCGCCGTATTGGCTTTGGTCTGAAATACTAATTGCAACGCCTGGGGATACTAATGTAGCCATGTTGTTCTCCTTATGAGTTATACTTATTTATAACTTTTCAAGGAAACCAGGCTATTTAGCGGAATTTACATTTTCTCAGTTTCAGGTTGCACCACTAGTTCTACTTGGTTAAACAAATAATCTAACGTAGAGTTGTTATCTAATACATGATCAAAGCTGGTTCCCACCCAAGCTGTTTCACTAGCATGAATCTTTTCTTCTTTCAACCATTTAATTGCCGACTCTAGACCTTTATTTGCTTGTACTGCAATATCATACCAATGCGGCTGTATACCACGTTGAACACAGATAATAATACCCCCAGCTGATTTGATACTTTTAATTTCATTGGGAAATCTGCAATCACTGATAATGATGTTATCTTTACTAGTACGCAATTTGTTTTCTACACTAGCGATCCAAATATCATCATGAAAGCCCCGTCTGCACACCTCCGTACCCCATTGCTGTAATACCCATCGTGGTGTTAGATCGGGGATATTTAAACGTTTTGACCACCATACATCAACCTGCTCTCTCCACTCACGTGCTTCTCTGGTACGTCCTTCTAACATAACTCTATCCCAGCCAAATACTGAAGACACAGCATCTTTTAATGTGTTAGCAAAACTTTCGCGACGAAAACCGTGAATGTTAACTAGATAATCTGCAATAGTGTCTTTACCACTGCCAATAAAACCCACGCAACCAATAATCATTTTAATGTCTCCTCCAGCCATAATTTACATTCAGGCCATTGTTTGTATATATGTGCTAGTCCGCCAGCACTACGCCATTCTTCACAGTTACTTGTTCTATCATCAATTAGAATATCTCCGGGTTTACAGTGACGCCATTTGTCGTGACTGAATGGCCCAAAAAATACTGTAATATCAGGATAGCGTTCGTGCGCCCACCATACCTTATCACTGGCAGCGTAAGGCATGGTATAGTCATGAGGAAGTGCGGTTAGAAAGGTCACACGTTCTGCTTGTCCAGAGGATACTAGATCTCGGCAGTATTGTACTAATTCGTCGGCACCAGGCTTTTTGGGAAGGTTGCGATAGAAGTGCTGATCTCGTTGAAGTTTTTTCCAGTCAGCGTCTGGAATTCTTTGTCCGTAATCCCAGTTACGCTGTACCATTTCCCTAGCAGTCTTCATCCAGTCCGCTACTACGTCATCCATGTCTAAGTATATATTCATGCTAATAGTATATAGCATTAAAATCTATTTGTCAACAGTGTTTTTACTTTTTAGGCGTGGGATTTTCACCAGTGAGTTTTGGCCTAGCAAACCATAACTTAAACCATTCATCACTGCCAGGACGAATGTTGTGCTGTTGCATATACTTGCCTTTGTTTGTGCCAATCTCGCCAGTGATAGGACTGTCTGCATTTTTATCAATGCCTGCAAGTTTTCTAAGTTTATCTGCTTCGTTCATTTTGCAATATAAATCTTATCGCTTACTATGACACCAATATATTTTCCTATGCCTCTGATTCCCAATTGAGCCATGGGAATTATTATATACTGTGCATTGGGAGGTAGTCTAGGTTGTATTTCGTCTTTATTATACATTACTGCTTGATAATCATTGCCTTTATAAGAAATAGTGATTGTTCCATCTTCGTTTTTAGTGGCAGAATCAGAAATTGCAGGCATGGGTGAACTAGCAACAGGTCGGCCAGGTTGACCAAACACGCTGGGATGATCAATCAATGGATTAGCTTGAGCACCTAATGCGGCAGCACTCATTGCTCCTGCGGCCGCCAACTTTTTTAAATTTAATTCATTTAATTCTGTTTCATTCATTATTTCATTAATACGCATAATCTTATCCTATAATAAATCCCATTGGGTCACTACCATCAATATACAAGTTCAAGTCTTGTTCTAATTTTTCTATTTCTGCCTGTGCTTCTGCTTTTAAGTTATCACCGTTCAAACTTGTTCCGCCTTGTGGACCTGCAATAGTGCTAAACTTACTACGTGCTTCGCCTAATATGAATTTGGCCTGTGCCATGGCATAATCTTTAATCCAAGGACTGCCGTAAGTATCATTTAATAAATCCTCATCATCTTTTTGTACAAATGCCCAAAGATAAACTTCATCATCTGCCTTAAATTTACGGTGAATGAATAAAGTACGATCGCCAGGATTAAATGTAAAAGTACAGTATGCTCCAAACATACGTGCTAGTAATTCTCTACGATCTGCATATAGTTCGTAGTTTAATAGACCTGAGAAGTTGGTGTTACTCTGCAATAACATATTACTCAAGTACATGGTGTTAAAAGGTTCAAAATCAACACCGGTACTGCTAATGCCCATAGCACCAGTGTGACGTAAATATACATCACGAATATTAACTACTTCTAGTGGGAGTTGATATGATTGCACTTCTGTTTGAATATTTAATTTTAAAAACTTTTCTGAAACTGCTCTACTACTACGCTGACGGAACTTGCGAAGAGACTTTGCAATAGCCAAGTCGTAGTGTGCAGAATCCAATTCTACATCAACCATACCGCCACCTAGGCGTAATTCTATTTCTTTAACTAATTCGTCTTTGACGCTCATAAAAAATCTCCCGTTATGTATATTTAGCGGGAGATTTTAGTTTGAGTATATTGTATTCTACAGTATGTCTTTGTTGAGATGGGTTTTGATTTTCTTAAAATTCTCAACAATTCCACTAAAATAAGTCAAATCACCTTGATCAATATAATGCATATAGTCTTCGTATGTCAACACTTTAGGGAATATATCTTTCTTAAATTTATCCAAAGTGACAACACTTATATCTAATTCATTAATTGATTGGTATATAAGATCAGCAAATATTTTAAGATTATGATTAGAAAAATGATTAACTCTAGGATCTGTTAGGCAATTTCTTATCCAGTGAAAGTATGAAGAAAAGTTATTAATCTCCTGCCCAGAGATATCCATTAATGGCGTTTTCAAATATAAAAAATTCTTTGGAAGATTTGTTAAAGGAATTTCTTTTTCCAATTTCCAGCCTGACATTAAAAGAATCACACTATCTGGATAGTTGTCGGCACAATTTTTTATTGCATGAACATAGCAAGAATGATTAATATTGATTAACCCTAGATCCATTTCAGTCAAGTACCATTCAAGATGATGTTTATTTTCTTTTAACCAAGCGTTTTTAGATAAACTTAGATCTTGAATTTCAATTAATTTAGAACTGTAAAATGTGGCAGATTCTGGAAACGTATTTTGAAATTCAAGATGTACTCTTCCAGGATTAGCCAATGATAAAATAATTATATCGCCGTTATTGATTTTATTATTCTCAATGTCGTCTACAAATGTTTTCATGCAGAACTCTGCACTACTGGCACGAACTGCTTTGTTAACTACTTCTAAATTTAACTTTTCGGATAAAAGTCGAACCCAACCTAGATCACGATTAAATAGATAAGGAGCAACAAAGCTGTCGCCATATGCCAATATTTTTTTCATTTATATATCTATCACCTTATAGCTTACGTCCATTGACTGTAATTGAGTCGCGTGTAGTATTAAATTCAATTAAATAACTTGCATTTGGAAATTTCACAATATTAACTCTATTATTAATAGTTTGAATTTTAGTAAACTGTCCATTATTAAATGTCCATACTGCACTTTTATAAAAACTACACAACATATCTAATTTGCCATCACCATTGAAGTCGGCAAATTGCACTTTATAGCACCATTCACCAGAGTTAGATATTGAACCACTTTGATTAGGAAATACTGTTTCTGTAATGTCTATCCAAACACCATTTACTTTCTTCAGTGCTTGAAAGTATTGTCCAACCCAAGCACCGTTGCTTTCTTGATTTAATAAACTTGCAATAATTTCAGGCTGTCCATCTCCATCAATGTCATAAAATGTCACAAAACTATAAGGTAGTTGACATACCCTATTATTAATTAAACAATTTCCTTTTGCATTAATCATTGCAACATACTTTGATGGAGCAAGTACCGTCTGTGATTTATTATAGGATAGTATGCCGTTAGATTCTAAAATAGTAATTGAACCATTGTTGCCCAGAACAATATCAGGAATCCCATCTCCATTTAAATCAGTGCTATTGGCTACAAAATGTTCACCTTTGTCAGTAGTTAAAAGATTTAATACAGGTTGACCAAATTGGTCCAAGTCGTTAGGTTTAAGTGCTAAAGGAGTTTCTAAAAAATTACCACCGGTTACCAAATAGCTTTTATTTGTATAACGAATGCCAGGCACATTACAAATATCATTTCTGATATACGGACTATTAATTACTAGGGCATCTGTTTTACCATCTTTGTCAAAGTCAGCGGCAATTAGTCCATGACTATAATCGTTGTATTGAGGTAACTGATTAGATACATTAACCATTCCCGATGTTTTGTTAAGCACCAAAGAGTTTTGATTACCGCAATTATAACTACCACCATCAACCCCATGATCAGCGATGAAGATATCATTACGTCCATCACCATCAAAGTCTGCAATAGCGGCTTGTCTTGGCCAAATATGAGTACTTGCAACACTTTTAAATGTTTGACTAACTTCGTAGGTATTTAAAATTGGATTATACATTAGCAAGATAGGCTTAACACTTCTATTAACACTATTATATGTACCTTTTTCTAATCTCATTACACCTACTAAAACATCATCATACCCGTCACCATTAACATCGCCAATAGCAAGAATATCATGCATCAAATCATCATTTTGACTATTGTTGAGATTTAATTCTGTTTCTAAGGCAGAATTAATAGTTACTGTTACTATTTGTGTAATTTGGTTCGGAGTAGTATCTGCTCCGGTTGCGCCACCACAGGCAACTAATGTTAACACTAAAATTAAAATTAGATTTTTCATTTGTATACTTTTAATAAAATCACATCAGTACTTATACGTCCATTGAGTTTGATCTCTGTGCTCTTAACACCTTTAAACCATTTCTTAGCGGCTGGTTTTCCGTTTGCTGTAAACTCTTTAAGTTGTTCTTTGGGCTTACGTAGAGTTTTCTGCACACTTGCATTGGCATCAAATCCTAGAATAGAACTATTCTTAACAGTCAATGCACCTGCATATTGATCTGCAATGTAGATACCTAACTTGCGTGTCTTTGTATTGTAGACCCATAACTCTTGTGCTGTAAGAATTGCAGTTGGCTCCACACTTTTGAGTGTCAGTTCTTTAAACTCTTTTTGGTACTTCAATTTTGCTACCACCTTCTCTGGCAGTACTGCTTTCTTCTTGCGTGGAGCCTTAGATGCTTTCTTTACTACATTATAACTGTTAGCGTCTGTCAGAGCCTGTGTCCACCATTTGATCATTGCTGTAATCTGACGCTTGCCCAAATGCTTGTATGCTTCTAATAGCTGACTGTCTTTAGTTGAATTGACTTCTTCAAACTCTGAGATCTTTTTGTTAATGAACTCTTGCACAGTTTTGACCTGTACTGCTGGCACGTTCATCTGTGTCATCAACTCTACTAACTTGGGTTCGCCTTTGAACTCTACTGTAAAGTCATCAAATCGACCTTCAAGTTCTCCTAAGAACTCTGAGGTTTTTTCTGCCATGCGTTCTTGTATATTGAATTTAGGCTTATCGTCTACCACAACTTCCACAACTTGAGCGGATGTGTCAATGCCCTTGTCTGCTTGTTTAAGTTGTTTGACAAGAGTACGTAGTGTACCAAAACGTAGTGATAGTCCAACACGCCCTGCTCTTAGTGCAAAGCCCACTGTGGTGCCAGGCCAAATGTCACCACGACGAACCGCATCTGCTGTTTTTTGACGACGTGGATTACGTGCTAGAAATTGGCTTAACCATTCTGCACTTTTCTTTTTATCTTGTGTATGTGCATACCAATTAAGTGAACGCATGACCTGTGTCTTGTACTCACTGTCAGTCCATGCTTGCTGTTCTTCTACACTAGGATAAGTGGGTTCCTCGCCAACATACTTTGCGTCTACTTCTCGGTAGACCACTGTTTTGGCAGGAGGTTCAAAACGCCATGCTAGTTTATCTGTGTTTATTTGTTTAACTGCTTTTTTTGTAGCCATGCTTAATCCTAGGTAAAAATGTAATTATACACTAACTTCTATTATTTGTCAATTGCTCTACGCAAAAGTAGTTCCTGTCTTGAGAAAGCATCAATCTCCCAAGGCATGTCCAAATACTTGGTTTTTTTGCTGTAGCGTTTACCTTTCCAAATTCTAGCTTCATTTGGAAGAAATTTCATTTGTCCTTTAGCCAACTGTTTGACGTGTACCATTTCGTGTGCCAATGTAGTGGCCATTTCCATGATAGAGATTGGAGTAACTCGTTTTGGTGTTTTGAGTAACACCATCATACAGTCTGCTACTTCTATGTTCATTGTAGCACCTTGGAAATCATCTTCCAAATCTTTAGTGACTTTTACTAGAACCGCTCGTTTACTGTTAGTAAGTCCCAACTGTTCAATAAACGATGGCATCAAACTATCTAAAAACTTTTTAATTTTTGGATTATCTGCGTCCACATCATATTCCATCATATGAGTCCTTTTTGTGTGTATAACGTATTATACTATAAGAATCAATTTATGTCAATTAAAAACCCGCCGAAGCGGGTTGGTATTAATCAATTACTATTAATTAAAAATTATGTGTCAATCCAAGACCAACTTGTTTAACATCATTTGCTTTACCACCAACATCCACTGAGCGATAAGCCAATAACGCACTAGTACGCTTGCTGAAAGCATAGTTAACACCTAGGTTATATGCTGTAACTTCACCAGTTTTCAAACCAGTTTTGTTACCATAACTGGCTTTAACACTGACTGCGGTATTGACTGGCACTGTTACACCATAAAAGTGACTTTTGGTTTCAACTGTACCTGTTTTGTCTTCACTTTGAATTGTGGACAATTCTACACCAGCTACTTTTCCGCTGACTGTTACTAGATTAGTATAATCAGCGCCACTGGCAAAACGTGCAACTGCTGTGGTCACTGGACCTAACTTACCACTCAAACTCCATGAGTTTGCTTCTGCTGTGGTAGTAGCAGTATACATACTACGATCATATGCAAAATTAACAGGACCAACATTTGTTGCTAAAAAGGCACCATCGCCAATACGCTTGTCACGTAGATTAATAACATCAGGTGATACAGATGCGTAATTTGCTCCGCCGAATGGATCAGCAGTTTTTGCTGTGATATATTCACTGTGTTCTTTGCGTCCTAAATCAACGCTGCCAAATTTGCTGGCAAGACCAATAGTGCTTTGACGGTCACCAAGCTGAGTTGCTGTACCTGCTTTTGGATCATCAGCTGCCACTGAAGTTTCAACTACTACTCTAGCTGAGAGACCTTGACCTAGATTTTCTTGTGCTTTAAAGCCAATACGACTAGAATCATTTAGTAGAGATCTAACGGTGGTAGTACCAGTTTTTGTATTGTCAACGACTTCACTGAGTCTGCCGTAGACTGTGACTTGAGCAGATGCCGCAGTTGTTGCTAATACTAACATAGTTGCTAAGATTGTTTTTTTCATATTAAATTTCCTTTTTGTTTTTCAGCAGATTAAAAAATAACTTGCTACCTTTATATAGTATAGGTATTCTAATTATACTGCCAAATAGGTTAAAAATCAAAGATTTCCTTGGAATTTGAACATATTGCCAATTAAAAGTAATAGGTAAATAGTATTACTATGCCAAGACTAAGCCTGTGGAAACCTGAAAAAACCAACGATTACTATTTCATGGATAAACTCATCCGTGAACAATTTATGGTCGGTGGTACTGGCGTGTTGATCCACAAATATTTACAACCTGCAGATCAGGGTGCCAGCACTGATCCAACCAAGCCCAACTATAGAGCTGATGACATACTCAACGAAACTAAGATTCAGGACTTGTTGTTTTTAGAAAATCGTGATAGAATTTATGATCCTGATATCTATGACCTTCGTGGAGTTTATAATGTTGGAGATCAAGATTTTGACTTAACACAATTTGGTTTGTTTCTAAGTGCTGATACTATCTATATCACATTCCATACAATGACATGGTTGATAGAATGGGTCGTAAACTCATGGCAGGTGATGTACTAGAACTACCACACATACGTGACGATTTATTGTTAGACGAGACTAAACCTGCAATTAATAAATTTTATGTTGTACAAGATGCTAGTCGTGCCGCAGAAGGTTTTAGTCAAACTTGGTATCCACACATTTGGCGTATTAAAGCCAGTCCAATGACAGATGCCCAGGAGTATAGAGATATTTTATCACAGCCCGCAGACAATGGTGTTGACACTCTAAAAGAAGCATTAAGCACTTATCAAAGAGAATTAGAAATATCCAAATCTATTATTGCTCGTGGTGAACAACTGGCGCCAACTATTTTAGATAATGGCAGTAATGTCTTACAGGATACTACTAAACAATATCAGGTAGGAGCAGATCCAACATACGATCATGGAGAAGCATTAAACTCTGGATTAAGTTTTCCACTGACACCACACCAAGGAGATTTCTTCTTACGCACTGATTACAAACCTGCGGCATTATTTGCTTATCGTGGCACACGTTGGCAACGTATTACAACACAGAACGGTCCAGTAGGTTTACAAGATGCTGTGTTAAACGGAGCAGGCTTTATTAATAATAATGCGGTGACTGTTGTAGGTAATAAAGAATTCCCAGAACGCCAAGCATTGAGCCAGATTGTTAAACCTAAGACTGATTTCTAATTATGCAATATTTTTACGATGAACAAATAAGAAAATACTTAACGCAATTTATGCGTATTTTAGGTGGCTTTAGTGTAAAAACTGGCAAAGATCGCAACGGTGCCGAGTCATATATTCAAGTACCTGTACGCTATGGTGATATCAATCGTATGGCTGCCCACATAATTAAAAATCAAAGTGAGAATATGATCAATACTGTGCCGTTTATCAGTTGCTATGTCACTGACATGACTATTAGTTCTGAGCGACGAATGAATCCCACGCATGTGGATAAAGTCAAAGTCTACGAAAAGAAGTTTGATGCAGAAGCTGGTGAATATGTAGATGGAGAAGTGGGTAATACTTATACCATTGAACGTTATATGCCAGTGCCATATGACTTAACTGTGCAAGTTGATATATGGACCAGCAACACAGATCAAAAATTACAATTACTAGAACAACTATTGGTTTTATTCAATCCCAGTATTAATTTAAAAGTCAATGACAATCCTTTCGACTGGAGTAATTTAACCTACACTGAATTGGTAAACTTGGTATGGAGTGTACGTCAAGTACCTCAGGGCACTGATGACATTATTGATGTTGCGGCCATGAATTTTACCATCCCTGTGTTAATCAATCCTCCTGCCAAATTAAAACGTCAAACATTGATTCACAGTAT